GCACGCCCTGCTGGTATCGGGTTCAATGCTATTCCAGATCGTACCGGCCAGGTGTACGCTGATGTTAGGTACTCTATCTTCGGGGGTAAGAGTTCAGCTGGAGATGAGGTTGCGCCAAGCCTTGTTCGACGTGAGTACCTAACCAGGCCTAAGCAGGCTGGAGATAACCTAGACGTTGCATACCAGAGAATGAGCGATTCCAACTACGACATGTCGATGGTAGACGAGGAGTTCGCGCAGCTCAAGGCACAGCTTGGGCTTGCAGATGACGAGATCCGACGTTCCGGAACAGTGTCCGCACTTAGGACAACTAAGTTCAACGAGGCATACGACAATCTGGACCAGTCCTTAAGGAAGGTTCAAGAGATTAGGAACGATGCAGACCTCAGGCGCCTTTCCGCCGAGATCATGATCCAAGACACAGCATTCGCTGTTGGCGGTGAGATCACGTACGAAGGGTCTAGAATCGCAGAGGCACTTGCCCTCGGAGGAGGATACGGAGGCGACATAGCTACCGTGTCGTCTACCCTTCAGCGCATAGTAAGAGACGCCAAGGCCGCAGTCGGGAGCGGTACTGCGCAGGATCTTACTTCAGAAATCCGACGACTATCCCGACAGGCAATATCAGATGACGTCAAGCTTCTTGAAGCACTCGACTCAGCCAACTACACGCTCATGACAAAGCATGGAGTGGAGGAGGAGCTTTTCAAGGCATACCGATACGTATACGAGAAGGCACTCAAGCAGGCGAACAGGACTACATACTTCAACCCGGAGCGAAGCTTGTTCGAGAGGAGCATCAACCATCCATTCCTAGGGTTCTACCCATACAGCTACATGTTTAAGAAGATCCTACCAGAAATGATTGAGTTCCTATTTAAGAAGCCGTTCGGAACGTACGCACCTGGAGCAGGGTACCAGTCGTACATACACGTACGAGATTACGTAGAGCATCAGATTGAGACTGACTATACGCTCAGGAACAATCTGGAAAATATGGATGAGGTGGCCTTCATGGTCACTCAGCTATTCCCGGGCGTACCGTGGGACATCACAGCTGTCCCTCCGGCATACCTGAGAAACGTTGCCAGAAGCCTGGCGGGCGCAGACAAGGATTATGGGATCGGCGATTTCGTCGGTCGAGACATCCTTGGATCGCTTGTTAGGTTCGGTCCTCTCGCCACAGGTGAAAACCTTGCTGGCGCTGCGGACCAAATCGTCACCCAGATTTCGGGTGGAAACAATCCGGAGCCAATCTCCCAGCGTGCAACGGGAGAGATTGACTTCGAAAAATATGGAGGTAACAGGTGACTGACGGAGAAGTCGTGTTGAACGAACAGACCGAGTCGCAGGAGGTGGCTGCCACTCAGGATGAGAACGACATCACCACTTGGAAGAAGCGCCTTGCTGGCAAGGACCAAGCTCTGACGACTGTTAAAAAGCAGTTGGATGAGATTAAGGCAGAGCACGACAAGGTCGTGCAGTGGAAGCTTCAGATGGAGGAGGCCAGCCTTTCTGAGTTTGAAAAAGCTCAGCGGAAAATCGCCGCACTGGAGCAAGAACTTAACGCTACTCGGGCTTCCGAGAAGCGTGAGCGTTTGTCTAAGGAGTTCCCAAACTACACAACCTGGGCCGAATCAAGCAAAGATCTTACAGATGAAGATCGGGCACGGGCCTTTGAGGATATGGTTCGCAAGGGTGTGGGGAAGTCTGAGGAAACGTTCGTGGATCCCAACAAGCCTGCCAAGGCCACTACGGCTAAGGCAGGAAAGAGAAGCTCCGATGAGATTGTTAGGGACATAGCGTCCCTCGGCAATCCTTGGAGCGAGTAAAAAAGGAGTCAATAAATGGCTACGCAGACGCGTGCGCTGCTCGACACGAACAGCTCTAACGCTTATTCTGCGCTCATCACGGAGCTCGTAGCTTCGCAGGCTCAGGAGAACCTGCGCAACCGACTGGTGCATGCAATGCCGGGGAACTATACCTCGGGTCGCTTCCAGAAGGGCAGCAACGAGATTCGCTATGCGCGCTACCCAGACCTCACGCCGCTTGGCGTGGCGGACACCCTTACCGAGGCAGGCGCCCCTGCTGAGTATGACCTCACGGTTACGACCGAGTCGTTCATTCCTAAGCAGTACGGTAAGGTTCTCAAGATTTCAGACCTTGCGCAGCTCGACAGCCCGCACGATCTGATCTCGATTGCTTCCGAGCGACTTGCTCGAGCGGCAACCGAGTCGATGGACACCATCATCCGTGACGTAGTAGCACAAGGCACCAACGTTATGTATGGTGGTGACGCTACTACCCGACTTACACTCGGCGGCAACGCCAACAGCGACGTACTTACTGGTCTATCGATCAAGAAGGCTGTTGCAAAGCTCAAGGCAGCAAACGTTCCAACGTTCGCTGACGGATTCTATCGCGCAATCATCCATCCTGCGGTCGAGTTCGACCTCTTGACGGATACCAGCGCGAACGGCTTCCTTGAGGCCACGAAGTACACCAAGTCGCTCGACCTCCTCAACGGAGAGATCGGCGCGTACGCTGGTGTCCGCTTCATGGTTTCACCGAACGCAAAGGTCTTCACCGGCGCAGGCGCAAGCTCGACGGACGTCTACTCGACGTTCCTCTTCGGGCCAGATGCCTACATCGTTGGCGACAGCCAGACGCTTCAGAGCTACTTCGTGGCTCCGGGCGGCGACCACAGCGATCCAATCGCCCAGGTTGCAACGCTTGGCTTCAAGATGCGCTTCGGCGCGATCCTCCGTGGTGAGGGAACGACTGGAGAGTTCGATGGTTCAAACACCTCGACTGGCCAGCCACGCTACCTCCGCATTGAGTCGACCGCAACGACGCTCTAAGAGTTAGCTAGCTGCGGGGGAGGGGCTTCGGCCTCTCCCCCAAAGCAACAGGAGGCCACATGGCAATTACACTAAGTGCACTAAGAACAATTGTACGTCGGGATCTCAGGGATTCTGGCGCTACCCCCACGTGGTCTAATGACGAGCTCAGCGACATGATCAAATGGGGTACGCAAGAACTATCCAGGATCCGGCCGCAGGAGATTTATGAAACCGCATCCTATTCTGCTCCGGTTGTCGGAGCTTTCTTTACTATTGACACACTCACGCTGGACAGCGTTTACCGCGTGGACGCTTATAATTCTGGCGGCAAGCTACTCCTCACGGTCCCTTACTCGATTACTACCGAAGCTAATGGTGGATGGGACTTCATTGATGGAAAGCTGCACATGCCACAGTATTTCGTCCTGCCTAACAACTGTACACTGCGGGTGTTTGGATACAAGCACTATACCCAGCCCGCGAATGACTCGTCCTCTATCGAGCTCGACGACGATGCTATTAACGCCGTGCGTGCCTGGGTCCAGAAGGAAGCAATGTTCATGCTGATATCTGACCGCGTACGATACCAGCAGTGGGCCGTAGCGTCTGGGGCATCAGACACAAACAGCATCCAGCTTGCCCAGCTATACAGCGCGGCAGATCGACGATGGGAGAGGATCTCTCGAGCGGTACGCCGAGTTCGCAAGACACCGGGGGCCTAAATGGATCTATCACAGGCAGTAACAATCGAGCGTCCAGGGCAGTCCGCCTTGGACCTAAACGGAGTACGAGACCCCAACGCGGTTGGGTCTTCACCTGTTTCAGGGTACAACATTGAAAGCGTAGACTTCTCCGATGTTAACGTAACTGCTTTCTCTGAGGATACTCCACAGGTGGACGGCATCGACAGCTACGACGCATACCTTGGGGCACGACAGATCTCTATGATAGTGGGCGTGTATGGCAGTACCTACGGGGACTTCTGGGACAAGATCACGGAGCTGAACTACGCACTACAGCCACGGCCGTCCTTTGCAACCGGCCAGGCTTTCGCTGAGGATGGGTTTAGGAAGCTGTCTTTCAGCCAGCCTAAGACCTCTGGATCTTACAGCTTGTACATGAAGGTTCGACCAATGTCCCTACCTAGGTTCGTGACCGAGGCAGGAGCTTCCGCAGGGGACGCTGACCGTGGATACGCCGTGCGGGTACGGGTCGTTCTCATGGCAGAGGACCCATACAAGTACTTCGAAACCTCAAGGGTGTTCACCCGCACTGGGTCCGGAACCATCTCAGTCGTCAACGACGGGAAGACTATTGCCTGGCCTACTGTCGCGTGGAGCAGCACCTCTACCGTGAGCCCACTCCGAGTAGAGCTCGGCACAGACAGCGTTGCATTCACCAAGGCTGGAGGGTTTGGGTCTAACTTCTCTGTTGACTTCAAGACTTGCGTGTCGACGCAAACCAACTACCTAACAGAGTACGAGTTCTTTGCCGTTCCACCAGGAACTTCAACAGTTACGGTTACGAGTGGGGCTGGAGTAGTGTGCACCGTCACAATTAACGAGGCTATACTTTGAGCCGTAAGTTCCAGGTACTAATCCACGACTCCACTGGCGTAGACTTCGCAAAGGGAAACCTTGTTGCGGTCCTACAGGACGCCAGGGATATCGGTGTCCAGCTGTACGCCAACGATACTGGCTCAGCTTTCTTCACCCTGCCCGTGGATCACCCGGCCCTTCCGCTTATCGTACCGCTCGAACAGCAGTACACTATCCAAAGGCAGAATGATTCCGGCGTGTACGAGACCATCTCTGGTGGGTTCATATCCGACTACGATGCCAGCGACCAGGAGGTAGTCATCTCCGGGGTGGACTACATGACCGTACTATCTAGGTACTACACCCCCCTTGATGGCCCTCCCGCAGGGGCACTGGCCATTGACATGGCCGACTCGGTGGTGCAGGTAGCGCAGGAATACGACGAGACCTACAAGGAAGAGCCCGACCTAGTGCCAACCGCAGGGGCAGGAGACCCCGAAGCAGGGCAGATAAACGCCTACAGCAACCCAGCAGGGGCCCCATCCGTGGGTACAAAGAACCAGATCACGGTTACACAGGACGATGCTACTGGCACCGTCAGCGTGGCGGGGAACCTTTACATCGTTCGACGTACCTCCAACACCAACAAGGTTACTTTGAGCAAGGGTGCTGGGCATATCGTTGGCGGTGCCCCGGCCCTAACCGCTGTCGGGTTTATACTTTACTCAGACCCTGGTGGGGCATGTGCTCTCGTGATAGGTTCGTTCCCAAATACCGCACCATACAATGAGGTCTTTCTAAGCGGAGCCCCGACAGCTGGAGATGTGGTACTCACATTCCGGGTAGACCTGCCATACGTTGGGAACGGTACCTCAAGCGGCACAGCGCCTGGCGGAGCTGCAATTGGGAGAACTTCACCAGTGATCTACAAGGGGGTTCCGTATAAGTTCGCCGTGCATCCATTCGTTGTAGCTAACTTTGTCCGGTACGAGAATGCAGACAACACCAACAACACATACTATACCAACGTAGATGCGACTACAGGGGCCTTGCTGAGCAATGCAACAGCAGCTGGCGCCCCGGCGTCTATCCTTAAGACTGCACCAGGAGTGTTCCAGATTCGTATGTGGGGTGACAAGTCAGACTACACAACTGCGGCGACCACCTCTGGGATCAAGCGCAAGAACATCAATGACATCGTTGCTGACATCTACCCAAAGGTAATCGACCGGACCGCAGACTACTCTGACTCTGTTGGCACATTGCCAAAAGCTCTGATAGCTTGGCAGGCATCGGTTAACCACGTGGATTCAGGGTCTAGCACCACCCTCCACCCTTACATCACGTTTGGCCAGGACCCTGTTGAGTTCTTCCGTGAGGTGTCGGACCTGGAAACCAGCTCTAGGGGTGGCACAATCGGTGTCAACCCAAACAAGGTTGTCTTCAACTACTACGGTGTTCCTGGAGGTACCGAGGGGCAGCTGACATTCAACCACAACGTAAGTGCCAGCCCCGCTCACACCTATGTGTACCCGGGACAGATCAAGTCATACAACTTCATTAACAAGCGCAGCGTGCTAGCCAACTCAGTTCGTGTTCTCCCTACCACAGACTTCCTTGTGGGTGCCAGCTCAGACGCACCGTCTGGGGCCAGGACAAAGGGTGTGGTTAAGAGCGACCGGACATTGGCTTATGCTCTGCCCCATGTCGAAGCTCAGCCTGGGTTCATTAACACAGCGGCGGCAACAAACTACGCACAGGGGGTACTCAATGACAGGGGGACAGTAGAGGATACGAAGATACTGTCCGTTACGATGCGCTCCGGAACTGTTCCACCCATCGGCGCAACCGGAGGGCCACGACTTGGAGAGACTGTTCGACTCATCGTCCGCAGGAAGAACGTAGACGTTAATGGCGCCGACTCTATAGCTACGACATACAATATCGGGGGGATGCAGTACCTTGCCCACATGGATGGGCACGAGGAAACCTCTTTCGACTTCGTCAAGCCCTCCAAGTTCAAGGGCCCTGGCATCAGCTTCGACATGCCTATGACCAAGTACGCCGAGCGAAGAGACACGAGGGTTCCTCAGGATAGCACCAAGAAGAAAGTCAATCAGCCAGGCGGT